AACCGCCGAGTTTGCCTCGCTGGACAGCGAGAAGTATTTCTGTGAACAGGTGAACTACGATTTCCATATTCGCTATAACACCCTTGACCTGTGGGCGCGTTATCAGGATTTCCAGACCCGTTTACGCGACGCCATTATCAAGCGGCAGGCTCTTGACCGCATCATGGCGGGCTTCAATGGCACCCACCGCGCCAAGACATCCAACCGCGCACTAAACCCACTGTTGCAGGATATCGCGCCGGGCTGGTTGCAAAAATACCGCCTCAACGCGCCAATCCGCGTGATGAGCAAAGTCGTTGGCGAAGATGGCACGGTAGTATCGGAAAAAATCCGTGTCGGTCATGGTGGCGATTATGCCAACTTGGATGCGCTGGTGATGGATGCCACCAATACCATGATTGCTGAATGGCATCAGGAAGACCCTGAACTGGTGGTTATCACTGGCCGTCAGTTGATGCAGGATAAATATTTTCCTATCGTCAACAAAGAGCAGGAAAACAGCGAAACCCTCGCCGCTGACCTGATTATCAGCCAGAAGCGTATCGGCAATTTACCGGCTGTCCGTGTGCCGTTCTTCCCGGCTAACGCGTTCTTTATCACCCGCCTCGATAACCTGTCCATTTACTGGCTGGAAGACTCGCACCGCCGCCATATCGATGAGAACGCCAAGCGTGACCGTATCGAAAACTACGAATCCATTAAACAGGATTATGTCGTGGAGGATTACACCTGCGGCTGTCTGGTGGAGAACATCGAGATTTTATCGCCGCCGAAAAAAGAAGACACCGAAGCAGCGGACAAATCCGACTTTGATCGTCTTGCTGATGCACTGGTTGATGCGGTGAAAGCTGTTTCTGCCCCTGCTGTTACTGACGAGGGCAAATAAGCCATGACCAGTCCTGCGCGCCGCCACTTTATCCAACAGTCGGCTATTGCCGCCTCACAGCTACGGGATAACCCGTTACGTCATGCCACCGGCTACGAGCTGATGTTGCTCAAGCTCAATGAAGATAAACGCAAGCTGAAACAGGTGCGTTCACAAGAGCGCAAAGCCGAGCTAAAGCGGCAGTTATTGCCGGAGTACATGCCGTGGATCTCTGGCGTGTTGAGTGAGGGGAAAGGCGCGCAGGACGCCATTGTCATGACCATCATGATTTGGCGGCTGGATGCCGGGGATATCCCCGGTGCACTGGATATCGCCCGTTATGCCCTGCGTTATCAGCTAGTGCCAACTGACCGCTTTACCCGCTCTACCGCCTACCTGATTGCCGAGGAAGTCGCGGACGCTGCGGCGCGCGCCTATGCCACCGGTAAGCCGATTGATATTGAGCCTCTGCTGCAAACCATTGAGCTGATGGCAGATGAAGACATGCCCGACCAAGTGCGCGCCAAACTGCACAAAATCACCGGCTATGTGCTGCGTGACAGTGGTCGGGGCGAGTTGGCCCTGTCCCATCTTCACCGTGCACTCCAACTGCATACAGGTTGTGGCGTCAAAAAAGACATTGAGCGACTGGCCGTGAAGTTAAAGAACGCCGCCAGCCGCTAACCCGAACGCTCCCCGAGCCGGGCGGCACGATGGCCGCAACAGGGTTTACCTTGTTAACGCCGTCGTCCACCGCCCACCCATTCTGCTATTGAGGTTGCCATGACCACTGTTGTTATCCCCGCGCCACGGCCTGACAAAACGGCCGAACCGGTGATTGAAAATACCTTTTTCTGGCCTGCGGTTGACCCGATAAAACTGCGCGAGCTGTTGCGCCTTGAGGGAACTGTCACCGCCGAGCGCCTGCGCTTTACCATCAAGGGCGCTATTGCTGAGGTCAACGCCGAGCTATACGAATACCGCCGTGACCAGATGGCGGCAGGCTTTAAAACACTGGCCGAGGTGCAAGCCGAGCAACTGGACGGCGAAAGCATCTTATTGGCCGAGTACCAGCGGGCAGTCTGCGCCATCACTGCCGCACTGCTGGCCGAACGTTATCGCGGTTATGACGCCAGTGCGCGCGGTGATAAACGCGCGGAAGCCATTGAAAGTACCGTTGATGAGTTGTGGCGTGATGCGCGGATTAGCATTCGCAACATTGCCGGTAAGCCGCACAACATTATTGGCCTTATCTGATGAGGGTTTACGCGTTGCAAGGCGACACGCTCGACGCACTGTGCTGGCGCTATTACGGCCGCACACAAGAGGTGGTTGAGCAAGTCTATGACGCGAATCCGGGGCTGTCGGAACTGGGGGCCATTCTGCCCCATGGTTATCCGGTGGAGTTGCCCGACATGGCACCGGCGGCCCAACGTGAAACCGTTCAATTATGGGATTGAAAATGGAGAAATTCAGCTCTGCGGTAGCCTATGTTTTTGCGCTGCTGTTGGCGTTTATTGGCGCACTGAGTCCGCAAGATATCGCGTTTTATGTTGCGGCGGTCGCCGCTGCTGCCACCTGTCTTATCAACTGGTACTACCGGCGCAAGAGCTATTTCTTGCTGAAAGAAGTGGTTATCAGGCGGGAGGTGTTCGATGAACTCAATCGTTAAGCGCTGTCTGGTCGGGGTCATTCTGGCGCTGGCCGCCACCTTGCCAAACTACCAAACCTTAAAAACATCGGCCGCCGGGCTAAAACTGATTGCCGATTATGAGGGCTGCCAGCTCAACGCCTACCAATGCAGCGCCAACGTCTGGACAAATGGCATCGGTCACACCGCCGGAGTGAAGCCGGGCAGCGTTATCAGTGAGCGACAGGTGGCGGTCAATCTGGTGGCTGACGTGCAGCGGGTTGAGCGGGCAATAGCGGTGTGTATGCCGCTTGTTATGCCGCAACCGGTGTATGACGCGGTAGTGTCGTTCGCCTTTAACGTCGGCACCGGCGCGGCCTGTCGCTCGACGCTGGCCTTTTTTGTCAACAAGGGCGACTGGCGCAGCGCCTGCAATCAGTTGCCGCGCTGGGTATATGTCAATGGCGTGAAAACCAAAGGGTTAGAGCGTCGCCGCACCACCGAACAAACACACTGCCTGAGTGGGGTCTGATATGCGCACATTACTTCTGTTATGGGTTTTGATGATGGGGGTGCTGGCGTGGCACGCCCATAATCTTAAAAAAGATTTAGACAGCGCCAAACTGGTGATTGGCACTTTATCCGCTGGGATTGAGAGCCGGGACAACGCGATCACCCGCCTGCAAGATGAGGCCCGGCAACAGGCAGACAATGAGCGGGCATTACGGCAATCACTGAGCCACGCCAGCACCTTGTCATTATCTCGTGAACAGAGAATTCAAAGGTTACTCAATGAAAATAAAGTCTTGCGTGATTGGTTCGCTACTGCTTTGCCTGCTGACGTTATCCGGCTGCACCAGCGCCCCACGTTCGCCAACCCCAACGATTATTTACGTTGGCTGTCCGACAGTGAACAGTTGCCCGCTACCGGGCAGCAACCCGGCGGTTAACGGTGATTTAAGTGCCGATATCCGCCAGTTAGAAACCGCACTGGTGGCCTGTGGGCTGCAAGTGGAAGCTGTTAAACAGTGTCAGGAACAACACCATGTTAAAACCAAAACTGTTACGCCAAGCCTTAACCGACAGTCTGCAACTGTTCCAGACTAACCCGGAGCGGCTGAAAATGTTTGTTGATGGCGGGCGCATTGTCTCAACACTGGCCCCGTCGCTGTCTTTTGAGAATCAATATACGCTGACACTGTTTATTGAGGATTTCCCCAGTGATGTTGATTATCTCTTTGTGCCGATTTTGGCATGGCTGCGGGAGCATCAACCTGACATCATGGCGACAGAAGAAAAGCGCCGCACTGGCTTTATTCATAAGGTTGATGTGATAAGCGATGTGCTGAGTGATATCCGTATCGACTTGCAACTGACTGAGCGGGCTATTGTAAAAGAGGTAGACGGCGCACTGCATGTTAACCATGCGCTGGAGCCGACTTGGCCGGGCGCGCCAACACGACCAACAGCCATCTACTTTAATGGCGAAGTGATCCAATGAATGAGTTGAAACCCTTTGACGATGCACTGGCCGGGCTGATTGCCAGTCTGACACCCAAGGCGCGCAAAGCGCTGGCGGTGACGGTTGCAAAGCGCCTGCGGGCCAGTCAGCAACAACGCATCAAACGCCAGCAAGCGCCCGACGGCACCCCGTATGCTGCGCGTAAATCTCAACCGCTGCGTAAACCCAAGGGCCGCATTAAGCGGGAAATGTTCGCCAAGTTGCGCACCGCCCGCTATATGAAAGCCAACAGTAGCCCAAATGAGGCGGTGGTCGAGTTTGCCGGGCGCGTGGAACGCATGGCGCGGGTGCATCATTTTGGCCTGCGTGACCGCCCGAACGTACACAGCAAAGATATGCAGTATGATGAAAGGCCGTTGTTGGGGTTTGATAAGAAACTAATTGATAGTATAGAAAAAATTATTACATCCTCTTTTACAAAGTAATATTGTGACTTTTATTGTTCGCTACCAGCGAATTTAGTTGACCATTTGCGAACTTTGCTCTATTCTAAATTTAACGTTACTGAAGAGAGAATCCGCCGGTTAGACCTGAGTAGTGATATTTACTACTTGTGGAGGATTTAGATCCTCTGTTTTTTTGCGCTGCCCTTGTGCTGTCCACGGTGCTGCTACGAAGCTTCCCATGGCATGTTGTAGTGTATAGGCGTACTGCGTACTGATCGTGTTGGCGACATCACGATCAGATTGAATAGGGTTCACTGCCAAAAACTCTCATTTCCTGATTATGGCGACCTAACAGCAATTCTGCTGTTAGTTATCAGGAATAAAATTTATGAAAAATAGTAACGCGTTTTGGCAGGCACTTAAGAAGAATGACACTAAAAAGAAGAAGCGGAAGCAAAAGCAGAAGCTTTGGAATATTGTAAAAGTACTGGTGAGAGCCGGTCTGTGTGTTTACAAACTCCTTAACTTCTTCTTTGGTGATAATGATGCTTAAGTGTGCCCTACCTTCAGTAAAGAGGTGATTTATGATTAACCGAGCATTAAAAACCATCAGGCTATTCCATAACATAAAACAATCTGAACTTGCGGATAAGCTATGTATTTCAAAATCATACTTATCAGAGCTTGAATCAGGAAAAAAAACAGTCTCATTTGATATATTAGAAAAATATTCTAATAATTTTGACATTCCAGTTTCATCACTGGTTTTTTTTGCTGAACGAATTAATGAACCGGGTAAAGATACAATTCCTGAAAAATTCAAAACTGTTTTTGCAGATAAAATACTTAAGATAATGGAATGGAGCATAGCGAGAGATGGCGAAAAAGAAAGGGAGAATTAATACTAAAGGCAAGTCTTATAGTATTAATGATAGCGCTTTATTCAATATTCAGAGTAAAAACAAGCTTGCGGAAGTATTACTGACAAACTTAGATAACATAAAAAGCTTATTATCTAATGACAATTATATTGTTTTTGATAATACTAATGAAGATGGTAAAAAGCGGACTATTCAGACCCCATCAGATAAACTTAATGTTGTGCATACAAGAATAGCGAGTTTACTATGCCGTATAACTCAACCAGAATATGTCCATTCAGGAATAAAAAATAAATCTAATGTATCCAATGCCAGAAAACATGTAGGTACACACCCTGTATTAACGTCTGATATACGCTCATTTTTTCCTTCGACATCTAAGCACCAAGTCTTCAATTTTTTTAATAGGAAATTGAAGTGCGCTGCTGATGTATCAGACCTCATGGCGGAATTGTGTACGTATGCGAACCATATACCTACAGGCAGTCGAATAAGTATGCCTTTAGCATTCTGGGCAAACTATGACATGTTTAATGAAATGAACACAATTTCAAATAAATTAAATATAACAATGACTGTTTATGTTGATGATATTACTTTTTCTGGCAATGCTGTTAATAGACTGTTTCTTCATAAATGCAAGAGAATAGTGGAAAAGAATGGCCACGTTTTACATCCAAAGAAAACAGCCCTCTACTCTGCTAAAGAGCCTAAGACCATTACAGGTGTTATTGTTCATGAAAATGAAATTAAAGTAAGAAATTTACATTACAAGAAAATTTATTTTGATTTAGATGCGTGGAAGAAAACTGACGACGCCATAGAAAAAGAAAACTTAAAAAACAAGGTTCTTGGTCGAATGCATTCTCTTTCTACTATTAATGAAAAATTCAAAGATAAAGCACGAAGCTTTCGGTCCATTGATTAGCTTCAAAACTTTTCATAACAAAAGTCTTGTTGATGTTGTGTAGTACCTGATACAACCCCTCATTATTGAAGCAAGTAACTATTAGTTACATGCTTCCCTCATGAACACTCAAACCCAACTTACTGAAATTCTGCGCCTGCTGCGCAACCTTGTCCGTATTGGTACGGTGGCCGAGGTCGATCTCGACCAAGCCCTGTGCCGTGTGGCAACGGGAGACAATATCACCGGCTGGTTAAACTGGCTGACGCTGCGCGCCGGTCAATCACGTTCATGGTGGGCACCGTCCGAGGGGGAACAGGTGTTGATATTGTCCCTCGGCGGTGAACTGGACACCGCCTTTGTGCTGCCGGGCATTTTCTCTGATGACTTCCCGCCACCGTCGGCCTCGGCGGATGGCCTGTATATCGCCTTTCCTGACGGTGCAACGTTGCACTATGAACCTGAGAGCGGCGAATTGCGGGCTGATGGCGTCAAAACAGCGCTTATCACTGCCAGTGAATCGGTGAATGTTACCGCCCCCAATATCACCTGTGCCGCCTCGGTCAAAATCCTGCTGGATACACCCGAAGTGGAATGCACCAACAACCTGACTACCGGCACGTTGAACGTGAAGAAAGGCGGCACGATGAGCGGCAATATTGACCATTCCGGCGGCAAGTTCTCATCTAATGGCGTGGTGGTTGATAACCATGACCACGGCGGTGTCTTGCGCGGCGGGGATTATACGGAGGGGATTAAATGACCACTGCCACCTATCTCGGCATGAACCGCCACGCCGGGCAAACCATTACCGACTCTGACCATATCAGCCAGTCAATTGCTGACATTCTTATCACCCCTGTCGGTTCGCGGGTGATGCGCCGCACTTATGGCTCGCTGTTATCGGAGCTGATTG